CGTTGTGCAAGTCTGACAAGCCGGGTACCGATTGCAGGTTAAACGCCATTGGCCGGCCCTTCCGCGCAATCGAAAATGATCCAGCGGTTGCGCTCATCGACGACCCTGGCACCTTGCACCGCGTATATGCGGCTGCCGTGGACTATGCGCCATGCGTCGGCATCGAGGGGCGGAAGTAGGTCAATCTGGTACCTTACCATTATTGTGCTGGTTAGCGTGGCCTCAAGGGCAAACGACCGTAGGCGCTCTCTGCCGCCTATAGGCTTAATGTCGGCCCAGACCGTGGCAATTACCAGCCAATCCGTCGGGACTTGATGGCCGTACAAATCCCTAGCCGTGCTGGGCCGTTGGATTTGCACCTTATGCCTCAATTTGCCCGGCGCTCCGATCATAGGCCGACGCTCTCACGGTAGGGCATCAACAAGGTTTCGGCCGCTTTGCGGAAGTGGCCTATCTGGGCTGCGTCGGCTTCGTCGTACTTCGACCGCACCAGCAGGAACACCGCCGCGTAAATCGACGGGGCTATAACCTCGCTGGAATATTGGCCGACGACATAGGGCAATTCGCTACTGCCCAAAAATTGCAGGGCTTCATCCTCCGCCGCATCAAGCAAAACCTGTATTAGGGCGTCGTCATCATCGTGCGACACCCGCAAATCTTGCTTGACCAGTTCAATATCAATTAGGCTCATTTTCGCCCCTTGTTTGTCCAGAGTATAGCATCTGGACTAAATCACCACGCGGCCAGCAATCCAGCGCCGTTACCCGGCTACAGTTCACCACCTCAACGCTTGGCGGTATGGCCTCGGCCAATTCCGCGAACTTTAGCGCCCATTTGTCAACCATCCTGGCATTGCCTAAGCCCTTCGGGTGGTCGCCGTGCCAGTGTGCCATCCCGCCCGTATGCTGGCAGTCATACCCTAGCAGGATAACGCGCTTTGCGCCCCAATGCACCGCCGTGGCGATGGCTCCCGCGCCTGAATTGCCGTAGGCCGGTATCCGCACCCGGAAAGTTTCGTGGTTAGGGTTATTGCTTACCCGCTGCCCGCGGAAATTCACCATTACGTCGCGCCGGTAGGTGTCCCACCACTGTTTGTCCATCGCAAACAGGGCATCGGCCCACGGGGCCAGCCGGTAAGTGGTGTTTACCGCTATTACTCGGCGGGGTTCTTCCTCGGTCTGCCGCGTTTCTTCGCGCCATCGCTGGACTGTTCCGGCGTCGTCTGCGTTAAGGCTGGGGCCACTGGCGAGACAAACGACGGTTGCACCTCGCCAGCCGTCGGGGCTTCGTTTCCCACAAAACGCTCGACTTCGCCGCGCTCAAGGTGAAAAAGCGCTTGATGGTCGGCCATTTCAAAAACACTGCCCACCGGGACGCGCCCGGAAGGAAGTCGAATAACTTTAAGTGTGCGAATTTTCATGCGTCACCATTAAAAAGGGCGGGGTTTCCCCCGCCCATTGCCGTTAGGCCGTGAAGTTGCCGTAAAGGGCAGCAGACGGACGCTCGACGCCCAGGCCCAAGCGTTCCTCGGCACGGATCGTGATAAGGTTCTTGGTAAAGTCGTCGTTAACGTAGCCCATTTCGATAACAGCGCCGGAACGGTTGTAAAGCACCGCCGCGTTGTTAATGTTACCGATCCAGAACTTGCCGGCGGCCATGTGCTGCGACAGTACGACGCTTACACCGAACGGATTAGCCGCAGCAATAGTGCCGGGAGGCCCGTACAGGTATTCGCCGTAGGTCGACTTGATACGCTCAAGCGCGCCCCAATCAGCCGGGTTAACAATTGCCACGTCGGGCATGTTGCCAATGGCCCAGAGGGTGTATTTAGCGCGGTTGATGGCATCGGCCAGCGTGTCATCCGACGTAGGGGTGTACGCGGTGAAATTGCCGGAGTCGGTCAGGCCTGACAGGTTAGGCGTGGTGCCGTTGCCGTTAAGCAATTGGGCATCGATACGCTGGGCCAGACCGTCGCGCAGGCGGGTTTCGATGTAGGCAACAACGGCAGGCGCATCGGCCAGCAATTGGTTGCTAATCTTGATCCAGTGTGCGACGGTTTGGATGGCGACGTTGTATTGCTCAAAAACTGCGTCTGATTGGTTTTTGGCTGCGCCTTGGCTTACTTCGGCTGCGCTGTTCGTCCAGCTATCCTCGCGGAGGCTGTTTACCATGTTGGTATTAACCGGAATGGTGCGGAACATTGCGCGAATGGCCGTAGGGGCGAAGTCACCACCAATGACGCCGGGCTTCTGGTACGGGAAAACCGTAGTAGAATCGGACGTAACGGTGTTTTTGACTTCCAGACGGGCGCGGTGAACATTGCCGGCGACCAGTTGCTTAAACTGCTCCGACTTGATGAACTCATGACCGGCAGAAACGGCTTTAACAACAGTTTCGGGATTGGCGCCTTGTTTCTGTGCCACTTCGTTAACTGCGTTGGAGAGTTGCTTGTATTGTTCGGTCAAGGTGCGAACTTCTGCTACGACTTCGCCGGATACGCTGCCGTTATCCTTCAATTGTCCTTCGAACTTGGCAATAGCCGCGTCGATTTTGCTGTTTTGTGCCGACAAGCCGGCCTCGATGATGTCTTTAAGTTCCATGATGCTATACCTCAATTGATGCTTTTGGTGAGTTTCTGGAAAATGGCTTCGATTTCTCGACGCGCTTTTTCTTCTGCGGCAAGCTCACCTTGCAGCATGGACTTGATACGACTTACCAGAATTACCGCATCATTCCGACTAAAGCCCCCTGAATCCCTCAAGATGGCCTCAATTTCACGTATTGTAGCCGCTTTTTCGACGGCTGCTTTAACACTTCCGATACGCGCCGACAGGTCGGCGGGTTCCTCGACCACGCTAATCTCGACTAAATCCACCTTTTTCAGCAGGCGACGGTCGTTCCCCAGCGTTTCCACCAGTCGCGGGTAGTACCCGATGGACATTCCGTCGATGCTGCCGTGCTTCATGCTGGCGTATACGTCCATGGCGGTGCTATGGCCCGGAGTCAATTGGCCCTTGACCCACAACCCGACATCATCCGCTTTGATGTCGACCCACTTTCCGATAACCGGCCCCCAATGGTTCCACCGCATCCTTACTGGGCGCTCGCGGTCAATCAAGGTGTCATCGTAGGCGTGCGGGTCTATGGTGTCTCCGTAGGAATCCACGCCGCCGAATACCGACGCATAACCCTCAAACTCCATAACCTCATCATTGGCCGAAAATTTAAGGGCCAGCCGGTTAACGGCAAGGGTTTTTTTCTCAATCTTCATTGAATGTCCTCCGGGACGGCCGGGACGTTGCTTGTTTGGCCGGCATTCTCTAATGGAATCATAGCACCTTGAATCAACAGTCTGTCGCCACCCGGCATCGTGGGCAGGAATTCGGCCATCCTGGCTTCGTTCGGGGTCAATATGCCGCTAGCGATACCGATACGGTATGCGTCAAACCGTGACCGAATGTCACTCCGCAGCAGCGCGTCAAAGTTGAATTCTACGTCCAGCCCGGCGCGTTCGGTCGAATCAATCAGGTTTACCATGATCGAGGCTTCGATTTTTTCCAACAAGGGCCGCAGGGTCAGTTTGTAGAAACCTTGCATAATCTGTTCGATGCCGCTTCCCCATGTTGACGTGCCGTTGTTGTCGTTGACCATGACCGATGGCACACCGTACCACCGGCAAATATCGGCAATTTGAAACTTACGGCTAGACAATAGCTCAATATCCTGCGGAGACATCGACACCGGGTCGAATTTCATGCCGCCTTCAAGCACTAGCAAACGGTCGTCGGTCGAGTTGGTCAGGGTGGCGAACTTTTCCCGAATAAGGGCGCGTTGTTCATTGGTAAGTATCCGATCCATGGTCAGGACACCGGACGGCTTCGCGCCGTTGCGGTAAATTTTCGTTACCGCCGTTTCCGCCGCCTGGGCAATACCCAAAGAATTCCGCTGGTAAGCCAGCGGAGACAGGCCAATAACGCCGTTCCCCATCAGTTTTAAATGCCAAATCGACGACTCTGCAAACACCGTGACCCCGGTGCTGTCGTTTGTGTACTCATATACCAGCGACCCGTCCTCAAGCAAAATTTGCTCAATTTGAGGGGTCATTAGCGGCATAAGGCCATTAATCCGGCCACCGTTGCGGATAATCTGGCAATAGGCGTTGCCGTGCAGGATCAGGTTAAGTACCACCGTCTCAAAAAATTCAATCCGGTTTTGGTAGCGGTTTACTTTATTGGAAAACAGCAGGGTCAGCGGGTGGTCGTCGGCCAGTTCACGGTTTTGGCCGTCCTTCCGGTATACGTTAAGTGGCAGGCTTGCCACCGTTTCGGAAAGCAATTTAACGCAGGCCCACACTGCGGAGAGTTGCATGGCGGAGTCGAACGTAACATCCGCCGCCGCGGGTTCGGTGTACGCTGCCGGTGCGCTGTATTGTATGCCTTGACTGCGCTTTAGGCCGCCCATGATCCAATTGGAAAAGCTATGGAATATGCTGCTCATCTATATGCCCCAATTGCGACAGGGTTTTTGAGAAAATCGGTCAAGTCGCCGCGCCCTTCGGGGTTTAGCGACATCAGCGTAATGGCGTTCAGCGCCGCCATTAACGGGTCAATCTTTGCAAAGCCGGCCGCCTGTTTCGTTATCAGCACCGCGTTCCCCCGGGGTTCTATCTTTGCGTTGCCTACGCTCCACGTCATCAGCGGTTGCCCCGCGTGTACCATCTCGCCGGCTGCCAGCTTGCGTTCCGCCGTCTTGATGGCCCCGGTCATCTTCCACCCCTGGCTCACGCCGATAATCTTGTCTTGCGGCACCCCGGCATCCGACAGGGCATCCACTATGCCGCCCAGCCCGGAGGGATCGACGCCGATTTTATCCAACAGCCCGCTATCCTCGACCCGGGCGATAATCTCGGCCAGTTCGGTAACGTCATCCCCTATACGTTGGCATAGGGTCAAGTCGCCGTCCCGCGCAAAATCTTCAAACCTGGCCGCTTCCGACTTCCGCGCTTCCAGCACCGACGGGTGCGCCCATGCGTGACACCAGACCAGCCATTGCCCGGTATCCCGGTGGCGACCCACAACCGCCAGCCCCAATAGGTCGTCGAGACCGCCGCCATCGACGCCTACGGTAATTACCTCGCAGTGTGCCAGCAAATGGGCTAGGTCGAAAGGCCGCGGGGCCGCTGCGGTTTCCCAAAAGTTAGCCCCGGCCCACCGATCCGACCGCAGCGCTAGGCCGATCTCGACGTTAAGGTGCTGCGATGCCCACCGCCTTAATTCCGCTTCGCCTGCCGCTATTGCCTGCTCGTAGTCCGGGATCAGTCGGTCTACGGTGATCGACCGGCCATCATTGGGCGTAACCATACGCCAGTTAGCGGAATCTCGCCAATCGACGCCCTCCGGGAATTCGTAGAGTATTGGCAGGATAGGTGCCTTTAGCTCACCGTCGCGTACCTTACGCGCTTTGATCAGTTCCGACTTGAACACCCCAGCCGGGGCGCGCTCGGATTGCGTGGTGATCATGACCAGAAAACCTTCCGGCTGGCTGATTAGGCCGCCGCGTAGCTGGCCGATAACGCGGTCTGCGTCGTGTGCTTCCGCTATGACGTGCAACTCATCAAGCAATA